GATATTTTGGATGAAGAGAATGGCGAAGAGGAGGAAGCCCCAGCTCCAAAAAAGTCAACAAAGAAAGACGAGCCTGTAGATGAGCCAGCCGATGACGAGGAAGAAGAGGAGAACGATGCTCCAGCAGCAGCTCCAGCTCCAGAAAAGTCAGAGGAGGAAGAGGAAGAAGAAGTTCCAGCACGAGCAAGTCGCAGACGTGAGCGCAACGATGATACAAACGAGCCAGCAGCAGAAGCACCTGTTCGCACAGAAAGACGTGCTGCTCGTCCCCACAGACGTAGATAAACTTTATTCAACCACCAAGGGCGGTGTTGTGGTTTCGCCATGATGCCGCCCTTTTAACTTCAAAGCTATGTCTAAAGAAAAAATACCGTGCGCTTTACTGATGAATGATATTCATATCAGTAAAGACAACATTCCAGAATTTCAAAAAAACTGGGATGAAGCATTGAAAATATGCGAGAAGCAAGACATCCAAGATTTAATCATAGGTGGAGATATGTTGCAATCACGCTCATCATATCAAACACTCGATGTATTGCTGGCAGTGCGACAAGCATTGATAAAGGCAACACTTGCAGGACTGGAACTGACTATTGCAGAGGGCAACCATGACCTTGTTGATCAAGAGGCGATGTTGGGTTATTGCCATGTGTTCTCAGAATATCCGCACGTCCACGTTATAGATGACTATACAGTACTTGATTTCTCTGATGATGTTGTGTTGTATGTAATGAGCTATTTCCCAGAGAAAGGCACATTCGTCAGCAGACTGCAAGACATTCTTGACAATGATTTCGATGCCGACAAATACAATATTCTCTATATCCACGAAGGAATCAATGGAGGTTTGACTATTCCAAGTGAAAACGAGTTGCCAACAAAGATATTTAAGGATTTCGATAAAGTGCTTGTCGGACATTATCACAACCGTTGTAAGATAAAAGGCACGAACATCGAGTATATCGGAGCTTCACGTCAGCATAATTTTGGTGAGGATGAAGAGAAGGGTTATACCATATTATATAGTGATGGTTCATACGAGTTCGCCAAAAATCAAGCAAACATTCGATACAAAATGATTGACTTGACATTACAAGATGTTGACAATAATCTGATTGATGAGCTGAATAATGTCAAAATAGATGGTAAGTATAAAGTCAAAGCTCGTATAAACTGCTCCGCTACTGATGTACAGAATATTGACAAGCAGAAGCTGTTAGAGGCTGGGGCTGCAAAAGTGGAGATAGTTACTGAAAAAACAGTGGCAAAAGCCATTGAAGCACATAGCCTTGACAGGAAATTTGACAAGACAGGCATCAAGCAAGAATACGAGAGTTTCTGTTCCGAGAAAGTAATTGACTCCTCAATGGGGTTGCAGTATTTGGATAAAATTAATTGACTATGTGGAAGTTAAAAAGCATATATGCAAAGAACCTGTGCGCCTTTAAGGAGATGGATTACACCTTGGAGCAAGGACATACAACGCTTGTATTCGGTAACAACCAAGACAACGATTCCCAGGTTTCAAATGGTTCTGGCAAGTCGGCATTGATTGAAGCCATCGCTATTGGTCTGACAGGAGAAACGCTCCGAAAGATTAAGATGGATGAAATCATTAATGATGCAGGGAATGAGGCACAAGTTAAGCTTGAGCTAAACAACAATGAGTTAGGCAAGACATTCTGCATTACTCGTATCATTTCCAGGAAGTCACCACAGGCAATAACTGTTGAGTTTATGGATGCTGACGGCAATGCAGAAAGCGTAGCACAGGCTTCGGTTGCAGACTATAACAGATTTGTGCTGGAGACATTGGGATTGAGCAAGGATGATATATTCTCCAACTTTATTCTCTCCAAACATAAGTATTCGTCATTCCTCTCCAGCTCAGACCGTGATAAGAAAGACTTGATAAATCGTTTCAGCAATGGAATTATGGTAGACGAGTCGATTGAAGCACTCCAAAAGGACATGGAGCCAGTTGCTGAAGAATTGACACAAGCCGAGTTAAAAGTTGCTGGTGTCAAAGGCGGTATAGACACGCTGGAAGAGCAGATACAAAATGCCATTCAGAAGTCATTGGAAAGTACTTCTACCAAGGCACAACGCATTGAAGAATGGACGCAAGCAATCACAAACAAGCGAGCTTACATCCGTGAACAGAATGAACAAGCAGAACTCTTGGAACAGAGCCTTTCTAAGTTGGATGCAATATATAACTGCATTTCTGATTTGGAAGGAAGTGACAAGGCATTTGATAATTGCTATGATGGCATTACCGCAATGTTCACTCCAGCTAATCTAAAGTCAATCAGTGACTATAGGGAAAAGATTGCAGAGGCTAATAAAAAGCTCGCAACACTCCAGCAATCACTGAAAGATAAAGAAGCGGAGATTAAGCAGCATAACAAAGAATGTTCCAAGCATAAGAAAGCACATGACAAGCTCGTCAAAGAATACGAAAAGTTTGCCGCCTCATACGATGGAGACTTAAAAGAAGTTACAGCAAGAATCAATGATTTGCTCGCTTCTGTAAAGTCTTTGAGCAATGCCAATGACGCTTTGAACAAGCAGTATCGTACTGTTAGTAGCCGCATTGCAGCCATTAAGAATATTCTGGGTGGTGTTATTACTTGTCCGAAATGCAAGCATGAGTTCTTGCTTGCCCCAGATGCCGATTTGTCATCGCTTCGTAAGGAGTTGGAGAATAAGGATGCAGAGTTGCAAGAAATAGACGCAGAAATCTCCAGCAATCAAGATAAGATTGATGCAGATACCGCAAGGGGAAAGAAAGTTCGAGAAGAGCAGAATGACTTGATAGCGAAAAAGTCAGAATGGTCGGCAAAGGCAACTGAATCACAATCCAATATTGATAGCTTAACTCGCAAATCATCTAGACTTGAAAACGACATCGCAGACATCAACAGCCATATTGCCCAGCTCAACAAATTCATTGGGTCAGCTCGCAATAATATGTTTGATGAAGCTTACGATATTGTTGACGATGAGACCAACAAGTGTGAGAACAGCAAGAAACAATGCGAGACCAATATCGCAAACGCAAACGGTGCTATTGAATCATACGAGGAATCAATCAGAGACATTGAACACGCAGCTGAGAACAACATCATTGAAACGCTAAAAGAAAGTAAGGCGAAACGTGAGAAAGAGCTGGAAACCGCCATCAAGGGCAAGGAGCAAATTGAACAGAAGCTCGCAGCCTATAAGAAGCAGGAAGCGACATTCGTAGAGTTCAAGACTCACCTTGCCAACTCTAAGATAGAAGCATTGAGCCAGATGACAAATGAGTTTCTGGAAGCCATTAACAGTGACATAAGAATCTTATTCAGTGGCTTTACAGTGCTAAAGTCTGGAAAGATTAGGGACAAAATCTCTATCTCCCTTATTCGTGACGGAGTAGATTGCGGTTCATTTGACAAATTCTCAGAAGGAGAAAAGGCAAGAGTAAATCTCGCCAATATCCTTGCACTGCATAAATTGACGAATGTAAACTGCCAAGAAGGAAAAGGCTTAGACTTGTTAGTATTGGATGAGATTCTGGAGGCTTGTGATGCTGCTGGACTTGCCAATATGTTCAATGCCTTAAACAACTTGCAGATTACTTCACTGGTGGTCAGTCACGGCAATGTAGCCGAAAACTATCCATACAAACTTATAGTCAACAAGAAGAATGACATTTCATACATTTAATGTTTAATCATGCAAACGAAGAGAAACTGACAATTGACCAAGTGGCGGCATTTGACATAGCGACCCATACAGGTTACTATTCAACCCACGAAAGAGGTACATGGAACTTCACGGAGTCGATGAGACGCAACAACAACAAACAGCACGGAGCTTTCCGTCAAACACTCATTGACTTCATCCAGAAATACAATATCAAACAGGTTGTGGCAGAGGACGTAAGCTGTGGAAGAAGCGGCAAGGAGTTCAAATCATCTGTCAAGCTGTCTGAATTTAGAGGCATTTTGCTGGAAGTATGTGACACACTCGACCTTCCAGAACCAGTATTCCTCAACCCCAGAACCATCAAGGCATGGGCAACAGGAGACGGCAATGCCGATAAAGCCAAAATGATGCGATTCTGTAAGTTGCGCTGGAAAACAGACCCAGTAGACGATAACGAGGCAGACGCAACGCACATCTTCATGTACTATGTAAAGAAATTCAAATTGTAATATGAGTATTGCCAGAAAGAGGCGTAGAAAGGCGCAAAAAGAACTGTCTATGCCAGCGGACATCAACCCACACTTGAAATACCTTGTCACACTTGTCAAGGAGTATTGCAACTTCTTGGACAAGAAAGATAAGCCTTCAGATGAGGAAGTAAGAGCTAAGTTCAAGGCATACGACTCACGTTGGATTCAGTATTGTATATCTCGCCAATTTGAACCTCGTGCATCTTTATTGTTTAATCAAGAGGTTGCACGGATATGGAGAGAAAGGTATGCGAAACCGAAGGATATGACAGAGAAGTAGATCCAGAGGTAGCTCGCAAACGAAATGAACTATTCCAACAATATGTGATGCCTTTCCAAAACATGATTTATAAGTTGGTGATGAACTACACTTATGATTCATGGAATGTAGAGGAAAATTACAATGAAGTTCTTATAAATTTCTTCAGAAGAATTGAGACATACGACACCTCCAGACCAATTCGTACATGGCTCCATATTGTCACAAAGCGTATGGTGGCAGAGTTGGAAAGAAGGCGTAAACGACACGACAACAAGAATTATGACAGAAGCATAGAAAGTTATGAGGATTGTAGCGATGATGAAGTTTTACACCCACAGATATGCAGTGCAATAAGTGCAAATCTAAATGTAAGCTCAAACTGCATGGGGCTTGAAAACTACCGTCAATTCTATAATGACGATATACTGGAGGTGCTTGACAGTATGAAGCCTATTCATCGTGATGCAATACTATTACAGGAAGCTGGTTATCCACTTCGTGAGATTGCAGACATCGAGTATAAAAAAGGCACATTACCATCGCATAATATTGAGACAATTAAAAGTCGATTGCTTATTGCCAGAAAGATTCTGAAGAGTAATTTAACAAGGAATGGCGAAAGAATTACAGATACGCAATGTGAAGACAGTGTTCAGTGCAATAGCGGTGAAACTGTTGAATCCGACATTTAAGTTTTCTGGAGGTGGAGCAACCACCAGAACACTTGCGAACTTCCTTGACCTTATGAAAAAGGAGTTTGGTTCGGTAACATCTGAAAGACTTGTAGACTTTTGTGTATGCGCTGCCTACGCCTTCAAAAACAGACCACAATGGACTATAAACCAAGTCTTTGGTAAGGCATCTATAAAGCGTTTGAAAGAGCGCACAAAAGGCGGTAAATACTACGAAGATCAATGGCTTTCCAGCGTATCTTTAAGCAGAGCTGACCTTGTAGCAATGATAGCAGACAAAAGCGTACACCCACAGGCTAAATTCATCTATATAGCCTCTGAAGAACCGACAAAGAGACGTATGTTGAATACGCCTGTTGGGTACGTTATCTGCCAGACAGCAACATTAGGCTGGAGTCCATTATCTGAGACTTGCGGTAAATGTGACGCTACAGAAAATTGCAAACAAGAACTTCAAAAAAGATTTCCAGAATTGTATCGTATTCGTATAGAGCATGGCAACAAGACAGAATAATAATGTATTGACAGAGGAATTTCTGATGGATCTCTTTTTCACTTGCATGAACAATGATTATGTTCTGGCGGTGGTCATGGAACAGATTAAGAAATCTTACCTTCCAGACAGAGATTTTATCTCCCTCTTCAATCAACTAAAAACATACTATAAGGAGTATAAGAAAGCTCCTACATATAGCATATTAGGACAAGCTGTTTCTCGTCAGAAAAGCGTTGCAGCGTTATTGGATGACATCTATGACAGTGGTAATGAACTCGGTACGGAACAGGCTTTGGAACAGCTGGAGAACTATATTAAACAAGTAAGATTCCAGCAAACATATAAGGAAGCTGGTGAGCTTTTCAACAAAGCAGACCATGAACAGGCGAGCTTAAAGTTACAAGAGTATGCGGAATGGGTTTCTACCTTCAGTTTGCGAGAATCTGAATTTGTAGATGTGATTGGCACATTTGGAATCAGATTCAAAGGAAACAGACAGAAACACAATGCGGTAGACAAACAACTGCCAATAACGAGATTCTACATTGACGAGCTTGATGTGATGAATAATGGGCGTGACTTACGAACCCAGCTTACTGTATTCTTAGCAGCAACAGGCGTAGGAAAGTCACACGCTGCCAGATGGATAGGTAAAAATGCCTGTCAGATAGATGGCTTGAATGTATTGCACTTCCAGCTTGAAGGCAGTCGTGATGAGGTTGTGAACGCCTATTCTGCATCCTTGGTAAAATGCAGTACATTTCGCTACGAGACAGGAACAATTCGTGATGTTGAGATAGAACGGATGGAAGAAATGCTCAAAAGTGTAGCTGGAAAGTTGTATGTCAAGTCTTATCCAAAATTCAATTCCCATGTCTCAACAGTAGATATAAGGAATGGAATACAAGACTTCAAGAAACGATATGGCATATCTCCAGATGTTGTTATCATTGACTCTCTTGACTTGCTGATAGATGCTTCTGGACGCAAGTATTCAGAAAATGGTGAGCGACATAAACGTATAGCCGTAGCAAACGACTTGAAAGACTTGGCGGCAGATGAGAATGTCTGGATGGTTGGTACATACCAGTCAACTATTGAAAACAGAGACTGGCTGAATGATGAGAAAAATGTGCTGACAGAGTTTAATACGGCAGAAGCCAAAGGACTTGCCAGACCACTCACACACTTAATAACACTCAACCAGTCTGATAGAGAGAGAAAAGAGCATACAATGCGCATCAATGTGGCAAAGTCCCGATTCTTTGAAAAAGGAGAGCCATTTAAGATAGCGACAGATTATGAAAATGAACAGTTCTATGACAGAGAACGCAGTCTAAATATTAGTAAAGTGTCATAAATTATGTATATCAGCAAACAAGACAAAGACTTTCTCATCAAGGAGTTGGAGATTGAACTTCATGCTAAACTTGATGGCCCAAGAAAGAATCTTATAGTGCCAGAATGTCCTTTTTGCGGCAAAAAAGGCGGTAAGTTTGGTATTTATGTAGGACAAGAAACCGAGAAGAAAAAGCTCTTTATGAGCCATTGCTTCTCGTGCGGACATACTACAAAGGATGTCAACCAACTATTAGAGGATATTGGCAGACCAGACTTGATGCTGGAGGACACTGCCAGTTTCGCTCCACTTCAGATTCCGCAATTCTGCAATCTGGAAGAGGATGAGATTGACGATGAGCTTGTTTCTGTTGATATGCCAGAAGGTTGGAAAAGATGTTACAGAAACGCCTATCTGAAGAAGCGTGGCTACACTTGCGATGATTACGACTACTTTCCAGTCGGGACAACCAGAGGTCTTAATTTCAAATTTGACGATTATGTCGTGTTTCCAATCATTGATAACGGTGATATAGTCGGCTATGTGTCTCGCCATACATGGAGTAAGGGTGAGATAGATGCTTACAACAAGAAAGCAAGGCGTAACGGCAAGTTTGAAATTAGACGATACAACAATAGCCAGGAGAATGATTTTACTAAACTCCTTTACAACTATGACGCTGTAATCGAGGATGAAACAGATACAGTTATACTGGTTGAAGGTGTATTTGATTGTATTTCGTTAGTAAGGAAGTTGGACTTGTATGATAACCATCGCATAGCAGTAGTTGCGACATTTGGCAAGAAAGTGTCAGAAGCGCAGATATACAAACTGCAAAGTAAAGGCGTGAGAACCGTAATCGTAGGATATGACGGAGACGCATTGGCAGCAACTAATACAGCAGCAGCCATGCTCAACGAATACTTCGACTGCTATATCGCCTTTATAGAAGATCCAGAAGCAGACTTTGACAGCATGGATTTTTGGGACATCTATGATACCTTCAGTGAGAGACTGATGACACCAAGAGAGTTCAAATTAAATTTAGTACAACTATGAACGAATTGATAAAATGGCTAGAGCATAACAAAATCATGTATAACAAGATAGATGATGAAGTTATTGAGCTTCCAGAGTTCGGCAAAATGTTCTTTGAAGATATGGAAAAGATGAAATCCATATTCCGTACCAGCAAGGATGATGAGCTAATATTCAACAGTATGGAAGATCCAGAAGTCTTAATGGCAGAAGGCATCAACTATATTGTATTCAAGTTTGGAGACAATTGGTATTACTACGACCTACGCAAGGAGTTCAAATTGAACATTTTGAAATATGTAGGCGAGAGAGTTGCGTCAGAGCATAAGTTTGAGTATGTCAACTTGGGAGTGCATACTCCATTTGAGCTGTTAAATGGAAGCTTTATGCCGACATATTGGGTAAGGAAAGCTAAATACTTAGGACATCCAGGTATCGGTATCTGCGACAAGAACACAATGGCAGCTTGCTACAATCTCCAGAAAGAATGTGAAGCAGCAGGACTGAAATATGTGTTTGGTTATTCACTTGACTTTTTCGATGGTGAGCATACTGTTGGTGCAAAAGTTTACGTCCAGTCACAGAAAGGCTTACGAAACCTGTTGCGTATACAGAAAGCCATTATGGTAGACAGCACTGACAAGATTATTTCTCTTGAAGAATTGTTGAATCGTGGCGAAGGCAATGTGATAGTGCTTGACAAGTATTCCTCATTCTGGATAACTGAGAACCACGACATCGTAAAGGACTTGCAAGAATCCTTTGATTGCGTGTTTTGGCAAGTGGACTTGTCGGAGTATAAGGCAGAGCGCATAGACATCAAGGTACTGGAAGCAGCCAAGCATTACTTTGATAATATATACGGTAAGATGGACGTATATCCAGTACTTCTGACCGATGCTTACTATTTGGATGAGGATGATGCCAAGAACAAGATAATCCTTAACAAGGTGGCGGAAGGTGCAGCACATGAGCAAAGTAATCAGCAATACTTTAAGGATGTAGACGAGCAATACCAACTGTTTGCCGACACCTTTGATGCTGAGAAATGGGATATTGACGCATTGTTCCAAGAATGTTGCGACAATTCAATGGATATTCTGGAACACGCAGAGGCAAGGTTTGAGAATGATCGAAACTTCATGCCGAAGTACGACATGACCCCAGAAGAGAAAGAAAAGTATGGTACGACACACAATATGTTCATACAGCTTTTGGAAGAAGGGTTGCAACGACTTGTACCGCCAGAACAGCAAGATAAGTACCGCAAACAGATGGAGTATGAGCGATATATCATTGAGTCAACCAACAATGTGGACTACTTGCTTGTACAGTATGATACCTGTAACTGGGCGAGGCGTAACAACATTCTTGTAGGTTGTGGGCGTGGGTCGGCTGCTGGATGCTTGTTGCTTTACTTGCTTGGCATTACACTCATTGACCCGATGCGATATGATCTCATCTTTGAGCGTTTCTTGCTGCCAGAACGAGCTGGATTATATCCAGCAAAGACAACCATTATCGGTGAGGATTTGGAGTCCAAGGAATACATTGAAGTGGAGTTGGATGGCGGTAAGGTGATAAAGATAGACAAGGATGCCCAACTGATGATAAAGCGAGAAGGCGAAGAAGATTCTTTCATGGTTTACGCTGACGAGTTGCAAGCAGATGATGACATCCTTTTCGACAACAAGGATTTGATATTCACTATAAACGAGATTTAGATATGATGCAATTGACAAATGAAATGGTTGAAGCTGTAGACATCATACAGAATACCAACCAATCGCTTTATATTACAGGAAAAGCTGGTACAGGAAAGACTACATTCTTGCGATATATTGTGAACAACATTAAAAAGAAGTTTATCGTAACTGCATCTACAGGAATTGCGGCTGTAAACGCAGGAGGTGTAACGCTTCATAGTTTGCTTAATATTCCTTTTGGAGTGCTTACGGAATCAGAGAATGTGCATAGTAGCTATAAGCCAGAGAAGGCGATGCTGCTTCGTTCTATTGATGCAATCATCATTGATGAGGTAAGTATGGTACGTCCAGACGTGATTGACTACGTTGATAGAAAGTTACAGATGTACCGTGGCAGTAGCGAGCCTTTCGGAGGCGTACAAATCATTATGTTTGGTGACTTATTCCAGTTGCCGCCAGTGGTAAAAGCTGATGAACAGCATATATTGTCCCAGTTCTATCGTGGAGTATATTTCTTCCATGCTCATGTATGGCGCAATGTCGGTTTCAAAGTGATAGAGTTGACGCATATCTTTCGTCAAAACGACCAGCGTTTCATCAAAATCCTCAATAACATACGAGAATACCATATCACGCAAGAGGATATTGATGACTTGGCGGCACTTAGGAGCAAGAACGAAAGCAAGGACTTTTCCAATTCCAGTATACATATATGTGCATACAGAAAGGATGTACAAAAAATCAATGAAGAGTTGCTTGGAGAGCCGACACACATTTATAAAGCAAGTGTCACTGGAGACTTCCAGCCTAATTCGGCACCATGCGAGCAAGAATTGAAGTTGCGTGTTGGAGCAAGAGTGATGATGTTGGTAAATGATCCAGCCCATGTATATTGCAATGGTTCGCTTGGCGAGGTGGTTGCCCTTAATGATAAGGTTGTCACGGTAAGGCTGGATAATGGTTGTACTGTTGGTGTAATGCCAAATACATGGTCTGCAAAGGAATATCGCATGATTGGTGACAAGGTGGAAGCTATAGATAAAGGTTCTTGCACACAATTCCCAGTTGCATTGGCTTGGGCAATAACAATACATAAGAGTCAAGGACTTACCTTTGATCATGTGGTAATCCATACGAAAGGTTGCTTCGTTCCAGGGCAGTTGTATGTGGCTTTAAGCCGTTGCAGAACGCTGGAAGGCATCGTGTCAGATACGTTCATTGATAAGCGACATATTCTGACAGATATGGAGCTGGTTAAGTTTACGAAAGCATATAAGTTGAACAATAACATCTTTGATAACGAAACGTATAAGATTATGAGACGAGTATGAAATTATGTGATAACCTGATTGCACAAAGAGTTTTCTCATCAATCAGTGTTGACTTTTATGCCAATTCAATGGATGAATTACATGAAGAGAAAGTGGTTTATCTATTGGTTGTGCCAACTGATAAGGACAATTATTGCTATGTTGGACAAGCTGCTTATGGTATATATAAGCGAGTGTGCTCACATTGTAGCGATGCCTTCAAAAGAACAGATAATAGCAAAAAAGCTAATGCGTTCAAGAAATATCATTATATTAAAGCTTACATATTAGAAAAATGCAAAGATGATATTGACTTGGATATTGCTGAACGAAAATATATTGAGACGTTTTATAAAGATAAATCGTATGCAAGATGTCTTAATACTTTACTTTGCGTTAAGCGTAATGGTGAAAGAATAACTGTTCATACAATTGACGAAAAATATAAAATAGAGTGCTATTCACTACGAGGGGAATATGTGAAAACATATAATAGTATTCGTGAGGCTGCTTATTTAACTGGTATTTGCAGAAATGTCATATCCAGAGCATTACGATCAGCTAAAACTGCTGGAGGGTTTCAATGGAAACGTCAAAGTGACCAACGAGTAATTTCTGAAGTATTGTCGCATTGTTCTTCTGTACGGAAATCAATGAAAACAGAAAAATTTGTTCAACAGCATATTCAGAAATCTACACACAAACCGAAGGAAATTGTGACTGGAAAAGGGGCAGCTTGTCTGAAAAATCTTAAAATCATAAAAGAAACAAAAAAGAAGAAACCTCTTAAAACAATTGTAAGAAAGCGTACAGTAGAAACCAAGCAAGAAAAGAAAATTCGGGAACAAAAAGCAAGAGGCATTACAATTCTACAATATGATTTGCAAGGACAGTACATCGCCAGTTTCCCTTCTATGCAAGAAACAGCTCGACAAACATGTACAAATGTCAAGGCTATTGAAATGTGCTGTAAAGGTGCATACAAACAAGCCAAGGGCTTTCAATATAGAAAGAAAGGAAGTAATCTGCCAGTATTAAAAGGATTACACACACAGGCAGAATCCACGGCAATGTTCAATGTAACTTCTAAAGGCAAACCTGTTGTTGGATGTGATACAAATGGGAATATTATTGAACGATATGACAGTAAAAGAAAAGCTGAAATAGCTCATAACTGTTATGGGCTATTAGACAACATAAGAAAACGAACAGCTCGTTTTGGGCTATATTGGAGATTTTTATGAAAGTAATATCAGTAGAAAAGAAAATATCGCATGACAAACAAACAGTCTTGGATTGCTATGTTGACAATGGATATTTACAGGGTGGCTCTTCTTCGCTTCCAGATGTGGATGTCGATTATCAAAGTGACAAACGCCAAGAAGTTAAGGCATACACCGAAAGACGATATAATAAGAACGGCTTGCAACGTGTATTCTCTGCTGGAACTTATACAACATTAAAGTCAAAAGCCTGTTTGAAAGATGTGGCTCGCACGATGCGTATTCCGACATCTATTGTAAACTATATCACAGCTATCATTGACGATGATAAATGTGATTATACAGGATTGTTCAAGCTGGCAGCAACCAACAAGAAAGTCGCTAAGTTCATTGGAGACCATCCACAGCTATTTGAGGATATTCGCACGTTGATGTTCCAACCTCGTTCAAGTTCTGTTCATGCTTCTGCATTACTAATTACACCAGACACAAAGGATGGTGAAACAATGGAATGTTTCGACTATGTACCTATCAAGAAAGTTGACGGCATATTAGTGAGCGAGAATGATGGTTACGAACTTGACGAGCTTGGTTTGTTAAAGAACGATTGCCTTGCCACCAAGGAACTTTCCAAAATCCACCAGACACTCGACTTGGTGAACTCTGTGTATCATCAAGACATTACATTAGAGAAGTTGGCAACAGGTTCATTAGATGACGAAAAGGTATATGAAGTGCTGGCAAACGGTTATACACAAAATGTTTTCCAGTTCTCATCACACGGCATTACCAAGTTCTTGACAGAAATGAAACCGACAAACATCGGTGACTTGATAGCTGCCAATGCCCTGTACCGTCCAGCCACTATGGGTAATCTGGATGACTATGTGAACTGCAAGAAGAAATTGGTTGCACCAGTTTATCTTTGGGGTACATATAACTCTCTAAAAGATACCTTTGGGTTGGTGGTATTCCAGGAGCAGATTGTAATGATGGCTCGTGAAATTGGTGGGTTCAGTCTTGGTGAAGGTGTAAAGCTCGTAAAATTCGTATCAAAGAAAAAGACGGATAAGATTCGAGCTATGAAGGATAAATTCATGGCTGGAGCTGAGAAGAATGGTTGCCCACAGGAGGATGCTAATAAAATATGGGCGCAGATTGAGGCGGCTGGTACATACTGCTTTAACAAGAGCCACGCTACCGCCTACGCAGTAACTGCCTACGCTGGAGCTTGGTTGAAAGTACATTTCCCGACAGCTTTCTATACAGTTGCCCTTCAGTGGGCAGACGATAACGAGCTTGTTGCGCTCATGGGCGAAATGGAAGCTATCAGTAGTGCAAAAGTAGTGCCGCCAGACATCAATGTGAGTGAGGACATATTCCATACAGACTATGAAACCAGCGAGATATTCTGGTCAATCTCCAGAATCAAGCAACTCGGAACAAAGGCTGTGCAGTGGATTATGGACGAGCGCAAGAAGAATGGTGAGTTTACCAGCATCACCAACTTCATTGACCGTATATTCAAGTATAAGTTAAAGAAGTATGAATACTGGGATGATCCAGACAACGAGGAAGAAGCTACACGCTGCCCAGTCAATGCTCGATGCGTATTAAACCTTATACTTGCTGGATGCTTTGACAAGGTAGAACACGCAGATTCAGTAGTTGAGCGATATGCCATTATCGAAAAAGCTGCTGAACAGCTCGGCTTCGAGATAAAAGAGAAAGACATCCCAGTGGATATGCGAGGAAAGCATTACTTCTGGAGCCAGCAACAGGTTAAAGTGTCTGGCATCGGCTCGGTTGACTATAAACGTATCTATGACAACTCAGCTATCAAACCGCAATTGAAAGGTAGAGTATCGTATGCAACCCTACAGAGTATTCTACCAGAGACAATGGACGGAAAGAAAGTGGGCGTATGCGCTACTGTAGTAGAAGTAGAGGAAAAGAAATTCAAGAGTAAAAAGACTGGAAACGAAGAGACTTTCTGCAAGCTCCTACTCCAGCAGAACAATGACTTATGTGAGTGTATTGTGTGGCCAGAAGAATATAAGTCTATGCGCCCACAGCTCATCAATTCAAAAAACAAATTGATAATTTTCTCAGCAATGGTCAAATACAGTGACTACGCTGGAAAGAACAACTTACAATTTATGAAACGAAGTTTATTGGAAGTATTATGAAGCCGACAATAGTATGTCTGGTTGGAGATTCTGGAAGTGGCAAGACGCTTGCTTCCATGCACCTCCAGGAAGTGTTGAATTGGAACGCAATCGTTTCTTATACAACTCGCAAGAAACGTGACGGAGAGACAAATGGCAAGGAGCATTGGTTCGTAACAGATGATGTTCCAGAAAAGAAAGACATGTGTGCTTATACTGTCTTTGGTGGTTGTCAGTATTGGACTGAATGGAAACAGTTTAACGATGACAAGGTGAATGTATATGTGATTGACGAAAAAGGTTTAATTGACTTGCAAGCAAAAGAGCAAACGCCATTCAGCTTCAATCTCATCACAATAAAAATCAAGCGTCAGCATAAAGACGGCATTGATGAACAACGCATAGCTCGTGACAAGGAACGTGTAGATATTCCAGATGATTTATATGACTATGTTGTAAATAACGATTATTCAATTGAGGCTTTCAAAGCTACGTTATATCTTATAGGTAAGTGTATAGAAAGAAAGTACAACAATGGCAGCACCAAAAGATGAGAAGCCTGTAATCGTGATGTTTACGCTTGACTTTGAAACAGGCAGTTTGAAATGTCAGACAGGCGCAATAACCCAGATAGCAATTCATGCTACGAGGCTTGATACATTTGAGCGTTTAGGTTCTTATGTCCGTTATGTTTATCCTTACAACAGAAAACAAATTGAAGGCGTAGGAAAGAAGCGAAAGGTTCTGAAGAGTAAGTACGATATGGATGAAACAGAACCTATGGACTATGAAGACAAGGCTTTGACCTATTCAGCAATCACAATGAATATGCTGGAAACAATGGGTGAAGACATTTGTGATGTCGCAAGAGGTGCTGTGGACTTTATTGCAGATCATACGCCAAAGACACCGAAGAATATGAAGCCATTTTTGCTTGGCCAGAATATAGAGTTCGATAAGGGATTCTTTATGCAAATGATGGAGTATGCTGGATTAGTTGGTGAAATCAAGAAAATACTTCGTGGACATGAAGACTTTTATGGGCATTGGCAACCAGACGTGCTTGATACAATAATGCTCGGCCAGCTCGCTTTATGTCATCTGCCTAACGTAGACTCTTACAAACTGGAGATAATGGCAGAACGACTCGGCATAGAGCTTGATGATGCCCATGATGCAGATGCTGACGTTTCAGCTACCACCAATGTAGCAGCAGTTCTCACCCAGCGAATGAGAAGCGAAGGTGGTGTGATGACAGGTGGAAACTTGGCTATATCCCAAGCAGAAAAAAGTCGGAAACATTTTAAGATATAACAAATGGAAGAAGAAAACATACAAACTATAGATGAACCGAAAGCTGAGTTTCGTACAATATCAGACCGTGATGCTTTCACAGTAAAGAACGCTGACAACAACGAAATACTCATAGAAATTTCTGGATATGACCTACAAGTGAACTTTAACATGGAATACTTGAACAGCATCCAGGACGTTGAAGCTGCCGTAACAGGCATCGGAGACCTGTTCAGACAAATAATTATGGAGAAACTGCTCGAATACAAACAAAACAAGTAGTGTCGGACTATTCATTATAAACAAAAGCCTTGCAATTCAGCAAGGCTTTTTAATTGACAGAAGTAATGAAAGAGACCAAACTTACAGAAGAAGAGCAGCTGTTTTGCGAGCTGTTTATGAATGGTGCGGCTCCTTATGCAGGTAATGCCTTGAAATGCTATCAAGCTGTATTCAAGAGCGATGATGTAAAAGACAATATCCGTGCTAAGAAAATGCTGTCAAGGGACGATATTAAGGCTTTTATGGCAGAACTGGATGATTACAATGCCCAGGAAACCGCCCACATGAAAAAGTTCCTTACAGAAAATCTGAAACACATTATAGAAGAGACATCAACTGCTGTTTACAGAGACAGGCGAGGTAACAAACTATCTCCAGCTGCATTGAGAAGTGTAGCGGTAACAGCTTCAAAGGCTCTGATGGATATGTACCCTGTAAAGGAAGCACAAGTAAACAAGTTGAACATTGAAGGTGGTGGAGAAAACGGCATTGTATTCAATGTAATAGTACCAGAATCAAAACCAAAAGAAAATGATACCGATTAATGCTTGAAGCCATCATTACAGGAATTATAGGTGTAATTGCTGGAAACGCTTCGATGTTCTTATTCTTCAGACAAGAGCGAAGATCAAAAACCCTTGACAATGATTCCAAAGAACACGACAACGAAGCCAAAGAGTCGGAAGAATGGAAAAAATTGTACGAATGTGTACATGATGAATTGAGAGAGAAAGACCAGAAAATTGATGCACTTTATGTCAATATTTCTGATTGGCGTGACAAGTATAACGCATTGGCATCGGAAAAGGCACAACTAGAAGTGAACAATGCCAAGATGTGTTTACTGAAATGTGAAGTGCCTTCCTGCCCTAATCGTAAACCATCTACAGGATATTAATGAAAGAAATTGTAATTATTCCATCATTTGCTCTGTCTGAAATGAAACTGGATGGTTTGGTTGGCAGAAAGGCAAACGTAGTTGAAATTCTCAAAAGCCATGACGGTTCAATTAGAGGATGTTGGGCATCGCTTATTGGCGAACCATATCTGGAACAGAAAGAATGGTTTATACCATATAGCTCATTCATATTATGAAAATAGAAGTAAAGCGCATTGCGCTCAAAGATAAGTATACCATCGGTCACATGTATATTGACGGCAAGTTCGTGTGTGACACACTGGAAGACAAGGTAAGAGACTTGAATAAGAATGGTAAATTTGACAATGGCGAGGTGAAAGTGCCAAATGAAACGGCAGTTCCTTATGGCACTTACAATGTGACGATGAGTGTGCAGTCGCCTAAGTATTCAAACTATACCAAATACCCATACGTCAAGAAGTATAATGCTTTCATGCCACGCCTCCAGAATGTATCGTCATTTGACGGTGTTCTAATCCATGCTGGGAATACGGCAGACCATACAAGCGGTTGTATTCTGGTAGGGGAAAATAAGGTGAAAGGACAAGTTATCAATTCTCAGAGAACCTGGACGAATCTGATGGATAAGTATTTCTGGCCAGCTAAACAGAAAGGCGAGAAAATAACGATTGAGATCAAATAAACATGAAAAAGCGAGACATTATATATGTACTTGTTATATTGTTATTGACAGTCGGATTCGCTTCTTACATTCTTGGCAATCACTCTGAATGTAAGAGCGAATCTTTTACTGATGTGGATTCTGTGACTTATGTAGACACCATTCCTTACTATCAGCCTGTACCAAAAGACAGTCTGGTAATACGGTATAAAACCGTCACGCTTCCAGTTTCAAGTAAGGATAGTGCTGGTAACATCCAACATGATAGCATGAATGTTACAATTCCAATTACTCAGAAATCATATAAGGACAGTACATATCAAGCTTGGGTAAGTGGTTATGAACCATGTTTGGATAGCATTAAGGTGTTTCCTAAGAATACAGTGATAACCATTACACAAACACAGACAAGCACGATATACAAGAAGAAACGGTTTGGCGCTGGAGTACAAGTTGGCATTGGGTGCAATACTAACGGACAAATATCCCCATATATAGGAATAGGTGTAACGTATAATATCTTTAGCTGGTAATTTTTCTCCAGTTTTCTCAAACCATATAGAAAACCGCTTTCTATTCTTAGGCAAATAACAAAATCAAAAGCAATATGGAACTTCATATTAAAGAACGTATTTACATTCCGCAGCTACTTCCCCAGCAGACTGCATCTTTCATCGACTTTAATACCAAGCGTGAAATCCTTAAAAAGGTGGCAATCACTGAAGCCGATAAGGAGAAGTATGAGATCGTAGAAAACTCTGATGAAAAGAAAATCACATGGAACGCCCAGAAGGATGTTGACGAGCCGCTGGTAGTGCAGTTTACAGAAAGTGAGATTGCACTTATGAAAAAGGCTTGCGAGTCTCTTCCGCAGACCGCTTATCCAGATGACTTTTGGCTGGTGGTAGAGAAAATCTACGATGCCGCTGCATCATAAAATTGACACTTGCTTTCATAAATAAAAATCGTTTCGCCCAGCTCTTTCAATCACGAAGGGCTGGGCTTTTAATTTTAATAATGGCATACGGACAATTAAAAGCACCAACAAACATTAAAATTGATTTTAAGCCATCGCCAAGACAATATGAACTCTGGAAACTATTGCAACCAGACTATTGTCCGCATTGTGGTGGCCATATCATACAAGTCCAATCTGGATGTGATCAACAAGGTAATCCAAAATATGTCCCACAATGCGAAAATTGCGGAACACAAGACCTTCCACAACTAATTTTAGGTGGAGGGGCCGCTGGCGGTGGAAAAAGTTATGTCGGCAGTTGCTGGCTCGTGTCAAGCTGTATACGATTTCCAGATATAAGAGCAGTCGTAGCTCGTAAAACATTGAAGTCGTTAAAAGAATCAACTTTCAATACTATCAAAAAAGTATGTAAAGAATGGGGGCTTGTAGAAAACGAGCATTATAAAATCAATAATCTGGAAGGCACACTTACCTTTTGGAATGGTTCTGTCATTATTATGAAAGAAATGGCAGATAATCCAAGTGATCCACAATTTGAGCGTTTTGGATCAAGTGAATATACTATCGCTTTCGTTGATGAGGTATCTGAAATATCAGAAAAGGCGATAGAAGTATTGTTCTCTCGTTTACGTTGGCGCACAGCGGAAACATTCAAAACAGCCAGAATGTTGATGACCACTAACCCTTGTATAAATTGGGTTCGTTCTCGATTTGTGCAAGATGATGATGGTAATAGGGTTGTGTGCAGGGCTTCGGAATTTTATTTGCCGTTCAGTGTATGGGACAACCCCTGTTCTGACTTCGTTCACAGTTATGTTGCCGCCTTGAACAAGATCAGCGACCCCATAACAAAAGCTCGTTTGTTGTACGGTAACTGGGATTTCGTAGACACCAATGAGGCAGCAGCCTATTGGAACTTTGACGGAGCAAAGCACCTCGTTACCAACTTGCGTGAAAAGGTCTATAATCCATTGAAACCAATCATATCGTCATGGGACTTCAACGTGCAGCCATATATGTCCACACTCTCCATCCAGATTGACTACGAGCATAAGAAAGTCTATGTACTGGACGAGATACTTGGCAAACCAGAAGACAAGGAGAACAATACCCCTAAACTCTCCAGAAAAATCGCCAACAAGTATTTAACCGAAAAGCATCTTGGCGGACTATTCATAACTGGAGACCCAGCTGGATTGTCACGTTCAACCCAAACAGAAGAGGGGGTGAATAACTACACCATTATTATGGGCAATATGGATAACCCAATATTACGAGTACAGAAGAAGTTACTGACTAAGCAGCCAGCACAGGTGACTCGTTTGGAATATGTCAACAGTTTATTTAATGGCTATGATGGCTGGGAAATTTTAATTGATATGCGTTGCCGTAGACTTACTGAAGATTTGGTTTACCAGAAGAAAAATGCAGACGGAACCAAATCCAAGGCAAAAGTTACAGACCCCAAGAGCGGTGTGAAGTATGAGAAGTACGGACACCTTTCAGACTGTTTAGACTACGCTCTGTGCTTGTTCTTAAATAATACATGGGCTAAGTTCCAGAAGAAAGGCAACGCTTCAACTATAGAAACAACAGTTACGCCTATCTATGGCGGTTTTTCATTTTAGAGAATGTACAAGAGATTTTTGAATAATAACGACTATTTAAGCATAGTTACAGAAGAAGCTCTAAGTCAGCTTATACGAGGCAGGGAAGACCGCCTGGCACAAGCTGAAGAAGCAGCAGAGCAATCTATAGTAGAGTATCTAACAGACAACTACGAGATAGAGAAAGTGCTTGAAGAGGGGAAGAATATATTGGAATACAACGACCAAATCACCTATCCAGTTGGCGCACATTTCTACCATGACAAGAAACTCGTAAAGGCGATGCGCACGATAAATGGCAGGAAAGCACCTTCAGATACGCTGTATTGGGATGTTTGTGATGAACCGATAGATGATCCAGAAAAGGTTAGCGAATACTGGCAGACGAAAGATTATGTGCCTGGTGACATAGTATTTTTTGCTAATGTTTACTATATATGCAAGGAATACAACGGATTATCTTATGGAGATATTCGTATTCCTGGGATCGAAGCATGGACTACAATAGAAATCCAAAACTGGGAAGCAAATGTTCCTTACGAACTTTGGACTGTTGTAGAATATGAAGGAAGTTTCTACACTCTCGTTAAAATGGATGAAGAAATTGATTTGACCATTGATCCATATAATTCTGAATATTGGGGAATGATAGGGGAGTACGACCCGACATACAGCTACGAGTTTTCAAACCATGAGTATATAGTATATAATAACAAGGTGTACATCCCTTCTATGGCAGTCAATGCGGACGAACTGAAAGAAGGTTACAACATCCAGGAAAGCGACCCTCGTAATGCCAACGTGAAAAAACACATGCTGCGTTTAGCAGTGTATGAGTTACACAAACTTATATCGCCTAACAATGTAAGCTCTGCTCGCATCACAGACTATGAAACGTCTATTACATGGCTTCGTGATGCTTCCAGACTTAAAATCAATCCTCATATTCCTCGCAAATTGGATGAGGATGACAATAAGCCTGTTACTGAATATGCCATTGCTACCTTTGCTCGTGATTATGACCCGAACAAGAACCCTTGGCAGATATAA